AGACCAATAACATCAATTAAAAAATATTTTGTATTATCTTGCATTTTGAACTCCTTGATTAACTAATTTAGTTTTTAATTTGTGTTCATACCAACCAAATTGACAATCTGCATTTTCTTGACAAGCATAAAAAATAATTTTTGAAATATAATTTAATTTTTCTGCCTCAATAAAAAGATCGTAAAGTGTTTTACATACAACTCTACCAGTTTGTTTTGACCACAATGTAAAATATTTTGCGTTATGGAAAATTTCTAATTCTCTAAAATTAAGATCATAGAAATAAAATTTACATAAAATATTATCAGCAATGTCTCTATGTTTTTTGTCGTAGATTGCTTCAAGAAATTTTTGTGTAAATTCTTGTCTTTGTTTTATTATTTTTAATTCTGTATGTTTTCTGTTCATACAAACTCCTTTTTATTTTTTTTATAAATCTATAACCGAAATAGAATTATAGGTATTTTATATACAAATTTGAGTAAAAATAAAATAAAACCGAAAACCCCTGGGGTACTATAGGTTTTTTTAGGTTTTTTATAGTCACTATAAATTTGTATTGTTTTATTATTTTTTTTTGCGTAATGTGTGCTATAGTTTTTTTTCATATATAGAAAGCGCCTCCTGAAATTGCTTTCTTGTATTTTGGGGCAGTTACGATATAACCGAAACATACAAACTCCGTCTCTGCCCCATGACCCTAGAAGCAGATATACAAATTGCCTGTAACTTATTTTTAGAAAAAGCATCAAATATCTACGATTTCCGCCATTTTCATGTACCAAATGAAGGTGTGAGAAGACCACAGTACAGAGCAAAACTAAAAAAAATGGGATTGCGTTCTGGTTGCCCAGATTTAATTATAGAATATTACCCAGCAAAAATTATTTATGTTGAATTGAAAAATGAAAAAGGCAAATTATCAGAAACACAAAAATTGTGGCAAATTCAGTCAAATCATTTCAATACACCGCATTATGTTTTAAAAGGCGATATTCAACAATGTATCGAACAATTAAAATTAATAATTCTTAAATATGTCCCATTACGAAAAAGTTTACGGACACTTATTAGAGATACCAAAAAGTCCCGAAGAGCAAGATGAGTTCATTGGGATTTGGCGAAGATGTCAACAATTTGCATTAGACGATATTTACGAATCACAAAATTATGTAAGAAACTTTGATAGTCTTGTTGACCGATTAACAGTTTATTATTATTTAAAAATTACAGGAGGAAATTATGTACATAGACGAAAGCTCGAAACCAACAGAAAAATTAAAAGCATGGTATTTGTTCACAGATGATTTTATTGCTGGAACACAACATTTAAGTAACAGAGAATTAGGAATTTATATACGATTACTTTGTTGGAACTGGAATAAAAATTGCAAAGGCATACCGAATGATAAAAATATTATTTATAGAATTGCATATTGTTTTACAGAACCAGATAAATTTGCAACAGACAAAATTTTAGAAGAATTTTTTGTAAATATACAAGACACACCACATACAAGGTGGCAAAATTTACGCCAGGTTAAAGAGTGGTTGTATATTAATAATAAAATTGAAAATGCTAGAGAAAATGGCAAGAAGGGTGGAAGACCGAAAAAAAACCAAACTGAAACCCCCCTACCCCTAACCCCTACCCCTAATAAAAATATAAATATATTCGTTGAAGAAGTATGGAACAAATTAACAATGAAAAGAGGTAGCAGAGTCAAAGCATTTGAGATCTGGAAAAAATTAAAAATTGAAAATAATATCTTAATTGAAAAATATAATGCCCTTTGGTCAAAAACTGAAGAAGAAAAGTTTATGCCACATTTTTATAAATGGTTAAAAGACTGTCGTTGGGAAGATGAGCTTTCACATGAAAAGAAAAATGATCTTGGTATTTATTCGCGAGATAGATTTGCAAATTTAGAAAGTTGGAAAAAAGGTAGAAGGTATCCATTAGACACAGATCAAGACATAATTGAAGCATATAAACAAGGAAAAATTACTAAAGAAGCAATGGAAAAGATGTCTATTTATGTTTAATGTTAATTATGGAATTTGAAGATTTTAGAAAAATGTTTTTTTGTGTAATGGAACCAGATGGTACATACAGCGCCATTGTACAGATTGGTGGTTTTGCAACTGAAGAAGAAGCACAAAATTATTTGGCAAATTGCTTTAATACTGATAAAGTTGATTTTTTAAGCGGAGAAACACGCACAATACATTGATGGATATAATACAAAAAAATATACAACATATAAAACCATACGGACAAAACCCTCGTAAAAAAAAAGATATTGAAAAAGTTGCTAATTCAATCGCTGAGTTTGGTTGGCAACAACCTATTGTAATAGATCAAAATAATGTAATTATCGTAGGCCACAGTCGTTACGAGGCGGCAAAAATGCTGAAAAGAGAAGTTGTGCCTTGTGTTGTCGCAAATTTGACAGAAGAAAAGGCAAAAGCATATAGAATTGCAGATAACAAAACCAATGAATATTCTGAATGGGATTATGGTTTATTAAATAAAGAATTTGGCGATTTATTAGATATAAATTACGACTTAACAAATTTAGGTTTTGAAGATCGAGAACTTGAAAGCATAATTACATTTGATGGCACAGGTCGTGAGTGGTTAAAAACTGAAGAACATTGGCAAGATATGCCAACATTCGAACATGATAATGAAGCGCCCTTTAGATCAATTCATGTACATTTTAAAACAAAACAAGATGTAGAAAATTTTTTTAAATTAGTAAAACAAGATTTTACAGATAAAACAAAATACATTTGGTTTCCGCAGATTGTAAAAAATGTTTTAAAAGATAAGGGGTATGTCAGCGAATAATCCGCAGTTTCCCTTATTTATTCCTACAAAAGGCAGAGCTGATAGTCGATTAACTGCCAAGGTATTAGAAGAAATGGGAGTTTTTTATACTGTTGTTGTTGAAGAGCAAGAATACGATACCTACGCAGAACACATAGATAAAAAAAAAATTTTAGTTTTAGATAAAAAATACCAAGACGATTACGATACTTGCGATGAACTTGGAAATACAAAAAGTAAAGGACCGGGACCTGCAAGAAATTTTATTTGGGATTATTCAATAAAACAAGGCCACAAATGGCATTGGGTAATGGACGATAACATAAAATTATTTCGTCGCTGGAATAAAAATAAAAGAATTAAATGTTACGATGGAACACCATTCAAAGTTATGGAAGATTTTTGTTTACGATACAAAAATATTGCAATGGCAGGACCAAACTATTCATTTTTTGTTATTGATAAATGGGGCTATAAATATGGGCCATTTACAGTAAACACTAGAATTTATAGTTGTAACTTAATACGAAACGATGTACCCTTTCGTTGGCGAGGAAGATATAACGAAGATACAGATTTATCACTACAAATGCTTAAAGCTGGTTGGTGTACTGTTCAGTTTAATGTTTTCTTGCAAGAAAAGACTAATACGCAAGTACTGAAAGGTGGAAATACTGATGCATTTTATGCGAAAGAGGGCACTGTACCAAAATCACAAATGCAAGTTAAATTACACCCAGATGTTTCTAAATTAACTTGGCGTTATGGTCGTTGGCATCACCACGTAAACTATAATAAATTCAAAAGGGAAAACAGACTTATTTTGCGTGATGATGTTGTAATTAAACAAGGTGTTAATGACTATGGATTGACACTTAAAAAGATGGATTGATTATGGAAGAACAGAAAAAAGAAGTAAAAAAGGTTGGTCGACCTAAAAAAGAATTAGACATTGAAATTATACAAAAATTGGCTTCAATTATGTGCACAAATGTTGAAATTGCACAGGTTGTAGGGTGTCATGCAGATACTTTGGCAGATAATTTTTCCGAGTACTTAAAAAAGGGAAGAGAAGAAGGAAAAATATCACTGAGAAGACTACAATGGACCAAAGCTCAAAATGGCAATACTACGATGTTGATTTGGCTCGGTAAACAATGGCTTGGACAAAAAGATAAAATTGAAACAACAGATGGTAACCAACCTTTGCCTTGGTCGTATGATTAATGCCTTTAACTTCACCACAAAAAGAAGTTATTGAAAACGATTCACGATTTAGAGTTTTAGTTTCTGGTAGAAGATTTGGAAAAACATTTTTGGCGATCAATGAATTGGCAAGATTTGCAAGATTTCCAAATAAAAAAGTTTGGTATGTTGCACCAAGTTACAGACAAGCAAAATCTATTTGTTGGAACGATCTTAAAGAACGACTAGAAAAACATAAATGGATTAGAGACATAAATAATTCTGATCTAACAATTACATTGGTCAATGGTTCTGCCATATCTTTACGAGGTGCAGATAATGAACAATCTTTGCGTGGTGTTGGTTTAGATTTTTTATGTATGGACGAATTCGCAGATATTCACCCGTCAGCATGGTACGAAGTTTTAAGACCGACACTTTCAGATAAGAAAGGACATGCTTTATTTTGTGGTACTCCAAGAGGTTTTGGTAACTGGGCATACGATCTGTATACAAAGGGATCAACAGACAAAGAATGGTCGGCATTTAAATATACAACACTTGATGGTGAACAAGTATCAGCAGATGAAATAGAACAAGCAAAATATGATCTTGACGAAAGAACTTTCCAACAAGAATATTTGGCTAGTTTTGTTAATTATGCCGGTATGATTTATTATAATTTTGATAGAGCAAAAAATTTAATACAAGATTTTACGCATAATTATCACACATTGCATATTGGTTTAGATTTCAATGTAGACCCCATGGCTGCAGTTGTTTGCATTGTTGTAGAAGATAAAATATTTGTCATTGATGAAATTCAAATCTGGTCATCTAACACACAAGAAATGGTTGAAGAAATAAAAAACAGATACAAACAAAAAATAAAAATTTACCCAGACCCTGCGTCAAGACAAAGAAAAACAAGTGCTGGTGGTTTTACTGATATATCTATTTTAAAAAATGCAGGATTTGATGTGTATGCAAGGCACAAAGCACCTTTGGTAAGAGATAGAATTAATGCTGTAAATTCTAAATTAAAAAATACAAATAATGAAAGTACTCTGTTTATTGTAAATTCTTGCAAAAATGTTATTAAAAGTTTAGAACGACAGATATACAAAGAAGGGACACATATACCAGACAAAGACCATGGATACGATCATTTTAACGACGCTTTGGGATATTTAATAGAATATATGTTTGCCTTAAAAAGAGAATTTAAACCAAGTAAGCCAACTAGGTGGAGCTGATGGCAACATACGATAGAGAAACACTTACAAAAAGACACCCAGATTATGAAGATAATATGCATAAATGGAAGTTTCATGTCAGTTCTTATATTGGTGGCCAAGATTACCAAAACGGTTATTATTTAAACAGATACATACTTGAATCGGACGAAGAATATACAAAAAGACTTGGTTTTACACCATTAGACAATCATTGTAGAAATGTTGTGCAGATCTATTCTTCTTTTTTATTTAGAGTTGCAGCTTCAAGAGATTATGCAACTTTACAAGATGATGTTGCTTTAGAAGCATTTTTAAAAGACGCAGACTTAGAAGGTCGTAGTTTTCAAAATGTTATAAAAGAAATGCAACAACATGCATCAGTTTATGGTCATTGTTGGGCAATCATAGATAAACCAGATACAAATGTGCAAACAAGAGCACAAGAACTTTCACAAGACATACGACCATACATGTCTATTTACACACCAGAAAATGTTACCAATTGGAAATATGAAAGAGCAGAAAATGGTAAATTTTATCTTACAGAACTTACGGTTATAGAAGATTTACAAGTTGATAGTGCAACAGTAAAAATTTATACACCAGAAGAAATAACAACATACAGGGTTGATGATTATTTAAAAGAATATTCGACTGCAAAACCTGTTTTAGTTTCAGAACAAGTAAATGCAATTGGTAAAATACCAGCTGTAATTTTATACAATCAAAAATCTGCAAGAAGAGCAATAGGTGTATCAGATTTACAAGATGTTGCAGAATTACAACAGTCAATTTACAACGATTATTCTGAAATAGAACAATTAATACGTTTATCAAATCACCCTAGTTTAGTTAAAACACCAAATGTTGAGGCAAGTGCCGGTGCTGGTTCTATTATTGAAATGCCAGAAGATATGGAACCAAATTTAAAACCATACATTATTCAGCCAGACTCTCAATCTTTAGAGGCAATCATGCTTAATATACAAATGAAAGTTGACTCAATTAATAGAATAACACACATGGGATCAGTAAGAGCAACTGAAAAAACAATTAATTCTGGCATTGCACTGCAAACTGAGTTTCAATTATTAAATTCAAGACTTTCAGAAAAGGCAGATTTATTAGAAAATACAGAAGAACAAATATGGTCATTGTTTGCATTATGGCAAAATAAAGTATTTGAAGGCGAAATAAATTACCCAGATACATTTGATTTAAGAGATTATGCAAGCGATTTACAATTTTTGCAAATGGCAAAAGCAAGTGGTGTAAAATCAGAAACTTTTACAAAAGAAATTGACAAACAAATAGCAAAGGCAGTAGTAGATGATGATGAAGCAATTAATTCAATTAATAATGAGATTGATAGCTCTTCCAGTACGATTGGGCAATTCAATACTAATATTCCTGAAACTGAAGAAGAAGAATAATGGCAAAAAAGAAAAAAAAGAAAAAAAGAAAAGTACCAAAAGACAAGGACTCAGGGCTACCAAAAAAGTATCTATCAGGACTAAAAGGAAGCAAAAGATCAAGAAGGGCTAGTTTGATTAAAAGAGTTTCAAATCTGTATAAATCTGGTGCATTTATTCCAAGATCATTATTAAGGGCAAGGACCAAAGCATAATGGCTGTTCGTAGAAGACCTTTATCAGCACAAGTAAAAGCATCTTTGCGTAAGAAAGCAAAAGCTTCAAAAAGATATACTTACGGAACATTGGCAAAAGTTTATCGTAGAGGGCAAGGTGCATTTTTAAGTTCTGGCTCTAGACCAAAAATACCTATGGCTGCGTGGAGTATGGCACGCGTTAACAGTTTTTTAAGGGGATCAAGAAAACACGATTTAGATTTACGCAGAAAACGTAGAAAAAAATAATGGCTGAATATAAAGGCAGAAAAGTCAAATTAAATAAGCCATTTCGTACATCAGGGGAAAGACGAAAGTTTGGTGTATATGTAAAAAGCAAAAAAACAGGTAATGTAAAACTAGTTCGTTTCGGCGATCCCTCGATGAAGATAAAAAAAAACAATCCTGCCAGACAGAGATCATTTCTTGCACGACATGGGGCAACATTAAAACGAATGAGAGCAAAGGGTAGACAAGTTACATTACAACCTGTTTATTGGGCAATACAATCATGGAAAAAAGGTTTTAATGTATAATGTCTCGTCAAGAATTTGTAGAAAAATTAGCTGATAAGCACGAAGCACAAATTAAAAGAACATTAGAAGATTTAGAAATTCGTATTGTTTCTGAAATAGCAAACAGAAAAGGTGATAGTGAACTTTTAAATACAAAAATTTCTATTGCACTTCGTAATGACATTCGCAGATTTATTGATGAAACATACAGAACAACAGCAGATGGTTTTGTAAGAGAATACGATAATATTGTTAGAGAATTTTTAAAAGATTTTGGTACATTGAGTATACCAGCTAAATTTAAAACACTTACACAAATTGATAGAGATACAATTACACAACTTAAATTTCAACAGTTTGCAGGTTTTGATGATTTGGCAAACAGATACCTTAATGAAATATCTGCCAATGTTTATCAAAATGCTATTGCTGGCAAACCTTTCAATGAAATGGTCAAAGATATTAGAGGGATCATTACAGGTGAAGTTGATAGAAGAGGTCGGCCAATGTCAACATACGCAAGTCAATTAGCACATGACTCTGTTATGCAATTTGATGGACAGTTTACTGTGTTCAAAGCAAAAGAGGCAGGACTCAAAAAGTTTAAATATACAGGCACATTGGTTAGAGACTCACGAGATCATTGCAAAAAGCATTTAAATAAAACATATACAGAGGCAAGAATACGAGAAATATGGGCTGGTCAATGGACAGGCAAATCTGAGGGTGATCCGTTTACTGTTAGAGGTGGGTACCGTTGCAGACATACTTGGTTGCCTGTTGCAGATGATTTTTAATTAATATATAATATTTTTTTTAAAAGGAGCTACAATGGCAGATGAAAATAAAACTGAACAACCTCAAGAGGAAGTTGTAGAAAAAAAAGAAGAAACAAAAGAAGTTAAAGAAGAAACGCAAAAAAAATATGCATTTACTCAAGAAGATTTAGACAGAATATTAAATAATAAAATTGGTCAAGTAACTCATTCACTTGAAAAAAAATATGGTATGAAACCAGAAGAGGCAAATAAATTAAAACAAGAACAAGATAAATTAAAAATAGAAGAACAAAAGAAAAAAGGTGAATTTGAACAGATCTTAAAAGATCAAGCAGATAAATCAAATATTGAAATACAAAAATTAAAAAGTGAAATTGAAAAAATTAAAGTTGATGGAAGTTTACTAGAGGCTTCATCAAAACATAAAGCAATCAATCCAAAACAAGTTGCAGATCTACTGAAACCAAATATTAAATTAAATGATGACGGAAGAGTAGAAGTACTTGATGAAAATAAAAACACTCGCTATAATGGTAAAGGTGAACCAGTTTCTATTGATGAAGCTGTTTCCGAATTTTTGACGCAGAATCCTCACTTTCAAAGCGCAACTCCTTCGGGTAGTGGAAGTGTGGCTAATGTGGGTAAGGTTGACCCAAAACCGTTTGATATTGGGGCACTTGACATGGCAAAGCCTGAAGATAGAGCAAAATTTGCTGCATATCGTAAGGATAGAAGAAGTAAGCCAACTGTCATTGATTTAACCAAAAGCTAATAGGAGATTATTATGGCTAACGAAACGACCTCGAGTACAGTATCCGAACTGTTTACGGAAATTGTACAAGAAGCAT